ACCAATAGTGAGTCCCTTTACGTTCTCTGCAATGATAACTTTTGGTTTAATCTCTTCTGCAACTCTTAGGAATTCAAAGAACAAGTCTTCAATATTCTCAACCATCTTACCATCAGAATAGTTCTTAGTCTGTCCCCACCCATCAGAGTGTTTACCATCAGCAGAATGTGAAAGTTTACCAGCCACAGAAAATGCAGAACATGGAGGCGAACCATCCAAAATATCAAGTTCACCAACTTGTAGTCCAGTTGCATCCAAAAAGTCTTTACCAGTTAGTTCCTTAATATCGCCCGGCAAGATTGGGGTGTTTGGATAATTTTCTCTGTAAGTGTTCTGTGCTTCCTCTACGAATTCGTTTACCGCAAGAATCTTACCGCCTGCAAGACGATATCCAGTAGAGGAACCACCGCCACCAGCAAATGTAGAGACAACCTTGAATTTCTCAAGTGCCTCGCCATTATAAACGTCTTGTAGTGTATACGGTGTATATTTCATTTAATCTCCTATAACCAATGTTGGAACGATTCCATCTGGGTTTTCTAAGAACTTTCTATAGAAACCTCTATTCTTTAATGAATTATGATTAACCTTATCCAACGTTAAATCAAGTTGAGTCGCACCACTTGGTGTTTTAACTAGTCTGTCAGAACAAACACACAACAATTGATACATGAAGTCTGCCCTACCAACATTAGACATTTCCCATGAATGTTTCATAAAGAAATCTTTAAAATCTTTAGTCAAACGATATGAAATAGAATCATCCATAATTTCTGCTTCTAACATGTCTAAGAAATTATCTGCAATTTCTTTTTCTCCAACATGATACATAAGTGAAGCCCAACCAGCAAAAACTCTTTTAAATGCACTATATTGAGGAACTCTATCAAAGAACCCATCAATAATTTTTTGGCCAGCAAGAATAACAGGTTTCCACTTGAACCACTCTTCCACTGCATTTTGCATTGTAAGTTTTACACCATCTCTGCGTTTCAAAATCTCACGCAATACTGTCACATCACTATCAAGTGCAGTCTTATCTTTTCTTTGAATCTCATCTTCTGCTTTTCTTGTTCTTGGTGATGCAGTCTTAGTAAAACAATCTGGTGTTACTCCCAAAACAACTGGTGTTGTTATTGTAACATCTGCAATTGCAATTGCAGCCAAACGATGTTGGAATTCTGTAATATTACCTTCGATGTTAAAAGTCAATGCCCCACCATCTTGCAACCAACCATCTCTAATAATACTATCAGTAATATTATTCACTTGAGCCTTTTTCATTTTTCGATTGTCATTATTATAATTGCCAAGAATATACCGAGCCATTTCTGGGGTAATCTCTTTCATAAAAACTTCATATTCTTTTTGTTTTGGGTTAAACCCTAATACTTCATCAATCATGTAAAAAAGTCCTCTAGTGTTGTCTGTGTTCCATAACTTCTGTCAATGTTCCATCCGATTTGATTCATAATAAACGTCAACGGTTCAACGAATGCCTTTTCGAACTGTTTATCATAATCCAAATATTGGTGAATGTCAAGTTCTTTTGGTAATTTAGTTATAAATGATATAACATTAGTCTGCATTCTATTAGGAGTCCTCATGTTGAGGAACTTAATTTTATCGCCTTCTTGAATGAGGGGATACTTGTTTGTTAACTTTTGTTGTCCAACAAAGTGATTGTAAAGAATGGCACCCTTACAATGCATTGGAGTTCCCTTCTTAAAGATAGAAGAACTGTCTGCCCAGTTTTTAAGTCCGTTCACTGAACGAGGAAATGCAATTGCCTCTGGGGGGAGTTCCATAAACTCTTTACGAAACTCTTGAATGAAGTTGTTTACATCCTTCTCAGTTCCAGACATAATAACTTTCAATGCCTCTTTAATCTTCTCACGACATGGGGCTGGAGTTGAAGACTTGACTGCCTCAATACCCATAATCTTTAACGAGGGTTCTTTGTAACGAACACCCTCAACATCCCATGCATTTAGAATGTATCGTTTCTTTGCCGTCCAGATACCTTTGTCTGCGATTACCTCACGTTTCATCTGCATCTTTTGGGCATAGGCATTCATTGTCTCAGCAAGAACTTGATAACTTTTATCAATAAAAGGTTCAATCTTCTCTTGAGCAACTCGATCAAGGAAGTCAACGGCCCTCCCACGATACGAATCTTCCGATTCACCATCTCTCTTTTCAAGCACAGAATTAACCAATCTGTCAAACGTGATATATACAGAATCCGTATCTGACGCAAGAACATAGTCAATGGATTCTGTTTTAAGAATTTTGTTAAGGTATTCATTTAATCTCCTTTCAATCCAACGAATAGATAATTGACCAGAAGTTGTAATACCCTCTGCAATCTTCAAGTCATAATATCTAAACCATTCATTACCAATCGCACCATAAGCAGAGTTCAATGAAATCTTTCGTGCCATCTGAATGTTTGTAAACTTTGAAACATCTTTTAGATATTTAGCATCCTTCGTATTTTCATATTGTTGTTTTGCCTCGAGCATCTTTTTCTTGTAGATGGTTCGATCATTATACATCTCTTGCATCATCTCAGGCAAGAACCCAAGGTTTCGTTTTGAAAACATTGCACCATTAGGAGTAGCAGTTATATCTTCTGCAAGTCCAGATTTAGGAACAAGTTTACCATCAATAATAGCATCTACACCTTCAGAACCAAAGTTAAGTTGTTCTGGCAACAAAGTCTCTGGCGAGATGTTGTATTGCATAATCAAGTGTGGATATAGAGAGTTCAAGTCAAAAGATAGAACCCACTTGTGTTGTCCAACTTGTGGTTCTTTGACATATGCACCAACATACTTCTCAGATTTAGATATAGATGATTTCTTAGATGGAATGACAACCTTCTTCTGAAGCAAGTGATTGTAAATCAACACATCCCAATACTTCACAGAAGTGAATGCATCCATCATGTTTACCTTGGCCTCATACGTCATAGTGAGGAGCAAGTCAATCAGTTTCATCTTGTCATCTAGTCTATCGACTAGTTCAACGTCTGTGATGTTATAGTCAATAAAAGATTGATAGTCTTCAGTATACCATTGACGAAATGTTTCGTATGGGTTCTCATCCTTACGTTCACCAAGTTCAACAAAGGCGATATGGTCAAGTCGATAGGATTCTTGGTTAGTGTAAGTAAACTTTTTGTAGAGTTGTAGATAGTCAATATTCTGAATACCCATCAAATCATAAACTTGATCCTTCTTACCAAAACCAGAGTTTACCATACGTCCTTGCACTGCACCCCAAGGCGAAAGACGTTTCACAGACTCTTCACCCATGACACGTTCAATACGATTTACGATGTAAGGAATATCAAAGAACTCAGTGTTCCAACCAGTGATGATATCTGGATAATCATTCTCCCACCACGAAATGAACCGAGCGAGAAGTTCACGCTCAGTTGCACACTTGATATATTCCACATCATTACGAGAGGTTTGATAGTCGTGTAGTCCCCAAACAATAATCTTACCATCAGAGTGATCTTTGATAGTAATAGAGAGCATTGGTTCGTCTGCCTTATCTGCATAAGGGAAACCATTCTCACACTCTACCTCAATATCAATAGTTACCTTTTTGATAAGGTCAGAGTCAAACTGGATTTGTTTGGGATACTTTTCTGAAATGTATGTGTAAGGAAATTGAGTCATACCATAGACAAGCCATGGTTGATTTTCATACCTCTCTACAAATTCTTTCGCCTCTTTAATAGACAAGAACTGCATAGGACTGACGTTCTTACCTTCAAGAGTTTTCCATCCAGTTTCTTTCTGAACTGGAACAAAAAGAGTTGGTTCGTATTTTACCTTTTCAGTAAACCGAGTTCCGTTGCGAATACCACGAACCAAAAGAGAGTTGCCCCACTGGGCAACATGCGTATAAAAATTCATCTAGACTACCTTCACAATTTGATATCATTATATAATAAGACAGGCAGAATGTCAAGAGAAAAGGGGAAGTTGTTCCTCTGCTGAGAAATGTTTCTCAATCATGTCAATTACATCTTGTGCTTCTGCAATCTTAACTAGTTCTGCTTCTACCGCTTCTGCAATATCAGAGTGTTCCCCAATACCAGCAGGATTCTTTAGGTATACTGAAACGTTTGCCTTAGCAAGTGCAATTTTACCTTCGTTATGTTTTCTGATCGCTTCAAGTAGATTCATTATGTTCTCCATTTTGTTCTATCAAGGAAAGTAGTTAGAATTTCTTTTGTGATACTTCTTCCCTTTTCTTTAATTAAAGGTTTTGATGCCGCATCTTTAAACACCGCCTCAATACCCATTAAGCCAGGCGTAGAGTTGACTTCAATCATATAGGGTTTATCCTTCTCCCTATTCTTGGATGGAATAAAATCCACACCAACAATTGTTCCATCAACCGCCTGTGCAGCCCTCAAGGCTTCAGATGCCTCAAGTTCTGTAAGTTCATGTATCTCTGGTTCTGAACCTTGCGATACATTTGATCTGAAATCGTCTTTAATTACTGGACGTTTCATTGCACCGATAATCTCACCAGCAACAATGATTACTCTAACGTCATAATCAGTTGGAACATATTCCTGTAGAATAATGTCCACATATTCGTCTTCACGAACCAAGAGTTGAACTACACTGTGAAGAGATTTAAGACTCTCAATCCACATTACACCTACACCTCTTGAACCTGTAGATGTTTTAAGTATCAAAGGAAACTTATTACCAAGTCTCTTTGCAGCGTCTTCTGCACCTTCACCATGTCTCACTAGAACAGTGTTTGGTGTATTGAAGTCGTTGCGTTGAAATACGACTTGATTATACCACTTGTCTGAACAAATGTCATGACATTTAGTAGAGTTAATTACTGTGTAACCTTTAGTCTCTAGGTTCTCAACTGCAACCCACCAAGACGTGTTCCCTGTCTTCACAGTAGAACCCATTCCTCTTGCCATCACAAGAGTGTCTTTTGGACTTATCTTAAATGGTTTGTCATATTCAGCATCTGCTTTCATAGTTGGAAGTTCTGCCTTACCATCTTCTCCTACTGGAAAAGAGTAGACATTGAAACCGTCTTCACCAACTGGTTCCATATACATTCCACTAAACTCTGCAAGATGGCACTCCAATCCCATACCCTTTGCAATCTTACGAATCATGGGCCCTGTCTCATTAGGGTCATGAGGGTCATCATGCGAAAGAATTAACAACTTATATGGTTGTTCTTTTTCTTCTGTAATGAAATTAGAAAATGATACTGCCAATTTATGCTTCTCTTTTTTTACC